TTGCCGATGGCGAGTCGCGCCCAGAGGTCTATTCTGCCGCTACGGTCAAAGACCAGGCGAAGCTCTGCTTCTCGGATGCGGTGGCTATTGTCAAGGCTACCGACCTCAAGAACTATCTCACTCCTTATCGCAACTCCATTACCTACGAGCTGAAGGGCGGCACAATGAAGCCTCTATCCTCGGACTATGGTACACACGATGGTCTATCGCCCTCGTGCGCTATCATCGATGAGTTTCATGCGCACAAAGATAGCGGCATGTTCGATGTCCTCAAGTCCGCGTTTGGCGCGAGGCGACAACCGCTTATGTTCATCATTACCACCGCAGGCTTCAACAAGGCGGGTGTCTGCTACGCCTACCGCGACAATGTTATCAAGGTGCTGCGTGGCGTGAATATCGATGACAGCTTGTTCGGCATCATCTACACCCAGGACTCGAAGGAGGAGTGGGAAGACCCGAAGATGTGGATCAAGTCAAACCCTAACCTCGGAGTGTCGGTCTCTGCCGAGTATCTTGCCGACCAGGTTAAGGATGCCAAGAACAGACCCGAAGCGGTGCGCAATGTGCTGACAAAGAATTTCAACCTCTGGGTAGATGCCGAGCGCACCTGGATTCTGGACGAGAAGTGGATGCAGTGTGTTGGCACGACACCATTGGAGTCGCTACGCGGCTGTGAGTGCTGGGGCGGTCTCGACCTCTCGAATGTCTCGGACATCACAGCCTTTGTGTTGTTATTCCACGAGAACGACAAGTTCCAGATCGTACCACTCTTCTGGATACCCGAAGAGAAGATGCTGGAGAAGATACGCAAGGAGAATATCAACTACGACCACTGGGTGGCAGATGGGTATGTCAAGGTCACTTCGGGCAATGTCATCGACTACGACTTTGTCAAGGCTGACATCCTCCGCACCATCGAGGCGTACAACCTGCGCTCGGCAGCCTACGATAGGTGGAACTCCTCGCAGACCATCATCGACCTACAGAACGAGGGCATGGAGTGTAACCCTTTCGGGCAGGGCTATGGCTCGATGTCAGCACCCACGAAGGAGTTTGAGAAGCTCGTCTTAACGGAGCGTATCGAGCACTTCGGCAATCCCGTACTGCGCTGGATGCTCTCCTCGACCGTTGTGATGACCGACCCTGCGGGCAATATCAAACCCGACAAGGCGAAGTCCGCGCAGAAGATTGACGGCATTGTTGCCGCGATAATGGCTCTGGGCGAGTGGATGACCGCCCAAGCCGATGAAGACAACAACCCTTATAACCAGAGAGGAATGCTATCGCTATGACACGAAGACAATGTACAAAACTAGAAGAACGGAAGCGTGTTGAGCTGGAAGATAGGCTACAGTCCCTTGTCCCAATATCACCAGAGGTTAGAGAGATGATGTCTCTTGAAGGCTTCTCCCTATGGTTTGACAATATGAAGCATCTCTATCCAACAAAGGAAGATGCATACGAGGCGTTGGAGTATCACTATCAACGATTAACGGGTCGCAGGCGGTACTCGGAGCTGCGCTCATTCCTTAAAGCTCGTATGATTTATAACCGAAAACACCTATCCGTAAAGGAGTAATTTACTACCAAGCGAGGGGAGGTTGAGATTTATGTTTGCACCAAACAAAACGCAACAACGGTGTCAAACTTTCTCATTGATCTATTCACTCGTATTCACTCTGCTTTCCGAGGGGAGAGGCGCATGACATCTGCTGAGTTCGAGTCAGCAGTGAATGACGCACTCCTCTCTGACACCGTTTCTGACAACACTCGCACACCCATCGTCACCGAGGAGGGAGCTCTTGGCATCTCTGCGGTATGGGCGTGCATCCGCATACTATCGGAGACGATCGGCTCTCTCCCAATTCATCTTTACAGACGCACCGAGAAGGGGCGTGAAAAGGTCTCTTGTTCTACCCAATTGAATGTGCTCAATCGTCCTAACGAGTACAGCGGTCGTTATGCGCTCTTGCAGCACTTGATGATCGGCTGTACTCTTTGGGGCAACGGGTATGCGCGTATCTACCGCGATAAGAAGTATCGCCCAGAGCGCATTCTCTTCCTGCACCCGACAGAGATTGAGCCTATTCTCACTCACGATGACCACCTCTTCTACCGCGATAGCACAGGACTATTCCTGCCACCCGAAGATATAATCCACCTCAAAGGCGTATCGACCAATGGTTACAAGGGGTTGAGTCCTATCCAGGTACACCGCCTAAACCTTGGCCTAGCAGTGTCATCACTGATGTATGGCCTACGCTTTTTCAACCAGGGTGGCAATATGTCGGGTGTCTTCAAGTACCCATCAACCCTCAAACCAGAGGCCTACCAACGCTTAAAGCACGATCTCATCGCTCAATCTACGGGTCTGCACAATGCCCACACGCCACTGCTGTTGGAGGGCGGTATGACCTATGAACGCATATCCATTCCACCAGAGGACGCACAATTCATCGCTACACGCAAATTCCAGAAGACCGAGGTTGCAACCATCTACGGAGTACCTCCGCATATGATTGCCGATCTGGAGCGTGCTACAAACAACAACATCGAACACCAGGGCATGGAGTTCGTGCAGTACTGCCTTATGTCCTACATCTCTCGCCTCGAAGAGGAGTTCAACCGCAAGCTCCTGCGCGATGACGAGTACAACGAGTATTACTTCCTCTTCTCTCTCAATGGCCTGCTGCGTGGCGATGCCAAGACTCGCTCCGAATACTACAAAAATATGAACTTGGTGGGTGCGATGTCCGCCAATGAGATACGCGCCTTCGAGGATATGAATGCCTACGAGGGTGGCGACACCTACTTCGTGCAAGCCAATATGCAATCTGTCGAAAAAGCAATCTACACCGAATATGACAAAGTTACAGAATAACCCAATAGAAGTTCGCTGCCAGGTAAGCGAACTGAGAGCCAACACCGAGAGCCGCACCATCGTAGGCTATGCCGCCAAGTTCGAGAAGTGGTCAGAGCCTATCATGGGTTGGTTTCGCGAGAAGATCGACCGAGATGCCTTCTCCGAGTGCGATGTTACGGATGTGATTATGTGTTTCAATCACAATGTCGACTCCATCCTCGCCCGCACCACCAGCGGCACACTCTCGCTCTCGACCGATGATGAGGGACTCCGCTTTGAGTTTGAGGCTCCCGCAACCTCGCTTGGCAATGACATGGTGGAGCTGGTGCGCAGGGGCGACATCTCGAAGTGCTCCTTCAAGTTCACTGTCGAGGAGGACGAGTGGCTCTATGCCAGCAAGGAGAATGGCCTCGAATACGATGAGCGCACCATCCGCAAGATAGACAAGCTCTACGATGTATCGCTGGTGGTCTATCCCGCCTACAACGACACAGAAGCCAGCCTTCGCCACCTCGAAGAACGCAAACAGCAATTCCTTAATACACATCACAATGAAGAAGATAATCAAGACACTACTAAGGGCGTGGCAGTGGACTCTACGGAGGATTCTCGTGCCGACAGCCAAGTTCATCGTGCGACACCTGGAGAGATTTATTCAAGCGCACGAGCAAGATTAACCGAACAACTAAAACTTAAAAACCTATAACCTATGGGAAAACTTAAAGCACTTAAAGAGAAACGCGCAACCATCTACACCAGCATCGATGAGTTGCGTCAGGCTACCGATGGCAGAGAGATGACTGCCGAGGAGCAGCAACGCTGGGACACCATGCTCTCGGACTACGACAAGGCTGACAAGGCTGTCGAGGCGGAGGAGCGTTTCGTGGATATCCAACGCAAGCAGGCCGAGCAGGAGGTTGCCAAGCGCGACTTCTACATTGGCGACCTACTTGGTGAGCAGTATCGCAAAGCTTTTGCCGACTACATCCTCAATGGCGCATCGGGCATCTCACCCGAAAGCCGTGCTACCATCGAGCAGCGTGCAGGCATCGCAGGCTTGGCGGGAGGTGTTACCATTCCTACTGCGCTTGCCTCGGAGATTGAGATTGCACTCAAAACCTACGGAGGTATGTTCGAGGCGGGAACTATCATCAACACCTCGCATGGTGGCGACCTTATCATGCCGACAATCAACGACACCAGTGCCAAGGCAACCATCGTGTCGGAGTACGACCAGAGCACCAAGCGAGCACCCTCGTTCGGCTCGGTAACGCTCAAGGCCTACACCTATCGTACACCGATCATCCCCGTGTCGCAGACACTGATCCAGGACTCGGCATTCAACCTTGATGCGGTACTGACGAGTCTTTTGGGCGACTCAT